GCACACGACGTTGGGGCAGGTTCGTTCATCAAGTTTGGCGCGATCCTGGGCAGCAACCCTGGCACCCACTACCGCGTCAACTCGTGGGGTTGGGGTGGCGTCAAGCGTGACGATCCAGCCGACGCCACGCACCTTTTGAGCACCGCCAAAGAGTTCATTGCGTCCGAGGTCTACGACCCTGGCGAACTGAACCCGACGATCCAGTACGACCCGTCCATCGACTTCGTGCCGCTGCTCACCTCGGCGGCCACCGCCCAGGTGGTGACGTTCATCTTCGCCAACGGCGGCACCAGCCAGCGGGCCTACTCGGCCTACGGCTCGCTGCAATCGTTCGACACCGATGGCATCGAGCGGGACGGGCTCATGACGGCCACCCTCAACATCAAGTTGAGCGGGGCACTCGGAACCACGACGACTTGGTAACAGCTGGAGGCGCGGCGGATGGCACTTACTCGAGAAGAGATTCTGGCGAAGCGTAGCGTGCGGCAACGGGAACCTGTGGAGGTTCCGGGGCTCGGCACTGTGCATGTGGCGAAGTTCACCGCCAAGGACCGCGACAGGTTCGAGGAGATCGTAACCGGGGGCATCCCCGGCAAGGTGAACCTGAAGAACGTGCGGGCTCAGGTGGCGTGCCTGCTGTGCGTCAACGAGGACGGCACGCGGATGTTCAGCGACGCTGACGCCGATGCCGTAGGCGAGTTGGATACCGACGCCGTGCAGGCAATCGTGGATGCCGGTTTCCGAATCAACGGCATCAACCAGAACGAGTTGGAGGACGCAGTAAAAAACTAGAAGGCCGGCCCGTACTGCTGTTCCTGTACCGGCTGGCTTTGCAACTAGGAATCTGGGATGTCCGCGGGCTCGCGGAGGAAATGTCCTGGGAGCAGTGCAAGGAGTGGATGGCGGCGTTTCAACTCATGCCGTGGGGCGACGAATACCAACGAGACGCAGTCATCATGAGCCTTCTCTACAACGCAAACCGCGGCAAGTCGGCTAAGGCTATGGAGCCGATCGACTACATGCCGGTGAAGAAGCGGAACCCGTCGCCGGTTGCGATGGAAGCGGAGTTCCTGGCACACCTCGGCGGAATGAGGTGAGCCGATGGCGAACAACTTCGGACGCGTAAACGTCTCGGTCACGGCGTCAACGGGTGGGTTGACGGCTGGGCTGGCGAACGCGAGCAAGCAGGTAGCAGGGTTCAGCCGGAACGTGTCCGGAATGACCGGCGGCATGGGCGCAATGAACGCTGCGGCGAGCGAAACAAGTGTCCTCTTCTCGGACATCGGCGGCTTGCTCGGCACCGTCGCGCTTGGCTTCAAGAACGGTGCCTTGGCTTCCAAGTTGTTCGCCGGCTCAATTCAGCTTCTGACCGTGACCATGAAGGCCATTCTGATTCCGCTTGGAATCGTAGCGTCAATCATCGGCATTTTCCGCGGGTTCAGTGACGCGGCGTCACGGCTAGACGAGGCGTCCAAGTCTGCTACGCGGTTCGGCATGGCTACGTCTACGTTCCAGGCTTTGGCCCAGGTGGCGGACGAGTCTGGTGTGAGTGCGAGCCAGGCGGCAGGCTTGTTCACGATCATGGGCCGTCAGATCGGAAATCTTCAAGCCGGAAGCGCTTCCGCCGAAAAGGCGTTTGGCAGACTTGGGCTGACGTTTTCGCAGCTTCAAGGACTCAGCCCGGAGCAGCAGTTTCAGTTGATTGCACAACGAATCGCAGCTTTGCCAACCGCAGCAGAGCGAGCGGCGGCAGCTACTGCGATTTTTGGACGTTCTGGCGCGGCTTCAATGAATTTTATTACAGCAGCCGCTGGCGGGGCGACCGCTGAAATGATGAAGCTGCAATCGGCACTCGGCGTCAGCATGACTGACCAGCAAGTCAAAGGCGTCGAGATGATGAACGACGCATGGGGGCGGCTCGGGATGATTACCGAGGGATTCTGGAATCAGCTCGTTGCTGGCGTGGCTCCAGCTATAACGGTTCTTAGCAATCTGATACTCAAGTTTTTTGCAGAAAACGCTACAGGCTGGCAGATAGCTAACGCCTTCGCGACTGTGTTTGCGGGAACCCTTCGCGTTGTCGTTGGCGCTTTCACTGTGATGTATGGATTCATGCAGCTTGTGACGGCAGCATTTGCCGGCATCCAGTCTGTGTCGTTCATGGTGTGGCAGGGAATTACGGCTGGCATCTCGGCAGTCATTGGCGCTATAGCTAGCCTGCTTGAAGCAATACCAGGAATAGATGCTGGACTGATTCAGAGCTTGAGAACTGCTGAAAAGTTTACGTCCCAGCTTAGTGAGGCGTTTGGTCAGGAGTCTGCCGTATGGGGGCAGGCATCTTCTGACCTTTGGTCGCAAGGCACAGAGAATATAGCCAATCCGTATGGCGCTTTTGATTCTGAGATGGCAAAAGTCCAAGCCGACATGGCAAAGGCCGGGACTGTTGGCGGGCAAGCGTTTAGCGAAACCGCAAGCAACGGAATAGCTGCCGCCGTGAAAGCGTCGTCGCAATCGCTCAAGGCTCTCGTCGTGGGCTCGTCGGATGCCGAGAGCTATCTGAACCGGCTCACGATGGGTTTTGACCCGCGTGAAGCTGGCGACGCCGAAGATCGCACGGCAGACGCTACCGAACGTACAGCAGACGGCGTGGAAGACCTCGCCGGCCAGTTTGCCGAGATGAACCTTGGCCTAGCCACAATCCAGGTGTAACGCATGGCGATTGTAGACGCTCGCGTCCGCCGCGAGTTGCAACTATCAGAGACGAAGGAAAAGCGTTCAAAGAAGCTGTCCGCTGACCAAGAGTTCTTGGTCATCTCGGACACCAAGAACCCATTGTTCTCGGACGTGCTCGCCAATACGTCTACGTTTCCCAATCTTGCCAATCAGGCGTTGCCGCAAGTGGACGATGTTGTCCACGCCAATGGCGTTCAGCTTGTCGTCACCAGCCGGTCGCTTTCCTGGTTCCAGGGTAGCGACCGCGTGGTTTTGATGAAGGTCAAATACGAGGGATTTGACCCAGAGGGCGAAGACCAAGATCCGCCTGACGGCACTAACGAAGCGACCTGGCGGCGAATCTCGGCACGCACTCAACAGGTCGCAGTGCCAGCCCGCGGGTGGAAGACGCTCGCGGAAGCAGTGGCGGCAAACGACGCCGTAGCCACCGCCCCGCGCAACTCAGCAGAAGACCCAGTCGAAGGTATCGAAGAGGATACCGCGATGGTGGCTTTGACGTACACCAACCCGAATGTAGTGGCCCCCAACTTTTTTTCATTGAACGAGTACGTCAACTATTGCAACAACACCACGGCGTTTCTTGGCGGCGGCGAGTACACCGTGCGGTGTGTCGGCTGGAGCGGCGAGTACGACGAGAAGACGCAGGCGTGGAGTATCAGCGTCGAGTTTCTCTACAAGCCGGACGGGTGGCAGATCAAGTACCTGGATGTGGGATTCAACGAGGTAGTCGGCGGCGAACGGAAAGCGATTGTCGACAGCCGAGGCAACCCTGTGAGCCAGCCCGTACCGCTAGACAATGCAGGCGTGGCCCTTGAGCCTGGCGCTTCGCCGGAAGGCTACGAACTCACGCTCTACCCGTACAAGGCGTGGGACATGAACAACATTTGGATCGACTGCGGCATCTAAGGAAACACCATGGCAAACGAAATCTCGCTCTCGCTCTCGCTTCGCTGTGCCAACGGCAACTACGAGGAATCCTTCAACGGCAACAACGTCCGCATCGACCAGGCAGCCGTTGGTGGCGTCGGTGCCGTCGTCACTGTCCTGACGAACGCTGCCCAGCAGCTATCGCTTGGCGACGTGACTACCGCCGGGTACATGGCGGTTCGGAACCTGTCTACGGCAACCTCGGGCACGGCTTACGTTTCGATCGGCTCGCTATCGGGCACCAATCTGACAGAAGTGGTCAGGCTGCGACGCGGCAACCCGGCGGTGTTCCCGGTCAAGCCAGACTTGACGATCGGCGCACAGGCGAACGCAGCCGCCCCGGTG